TTCGCCACCGACTAGTTCGACCGGGATGGCCATCATCTGCTCGATTGCAAGATCAAGTTCATTTGCGAGCTCACGCCCATTCGGCAAATCGAGGATTAGTGGTCGCATAAGAAACCTGTCTTTTTTTGGGCTACTTCATCGACTTTTCAATTTGCGGATCGTGCGCGAGTCCCGACGAACGGTTAGCCCACCCTCTTTATCGCAAAAGTCATTACCCAAATTACGGCTCGGATGCCGCGTCTCATGGCGGCGGCCAAAAAGATGGAGGTGGCGGTATCGCCCGGGAAGACGCAAAAACTACTGAAAGCCGGTGCACTTGGAAATTGTGATGGGCCGAGCGCGAACACTACCAGGCAGGGCACAGTGATGACGCGGTGGTTTACATGAAGGCAAAAGCCGACCTGAAGATGTAGCGCGGTGGTCGTTTACGCAAATATTGCCAACGTTTTCTCAAACGCCAGACAACAAAAAAGGGCCCACCTTTCAGTGAGCCCTTCCAGACCGCCCGGCAGAGCGGATTTTGTTTGGTAGGCGCGATTGGACTCGAACCAACGACCCCCACCATGTCAAGGTGACCCAGAAACCTACGCAACCAACTGATCTATAACGATAAATAGGTGTTTTAGCAGGGGTGAAATACAGCGGGATGCACCTATAGGAATCAACAAGTTAGCGTTGTATATTCCTACAGTAGTTATCCCTTTCCCTGTCGTTCTGCCGCACGCTCAGCTCGCTCCCTCCCCTCAATATTTCTCCTGCTAAGCTGATGGCTTCAGAGGGAAATCGCCATGCCAAACACAGTCAGGCACCATTCCCAGTCAACTGGCAGCAACACATCCTGTTAGCGAGGTTCTATATGACGGACTGCTTAAACTCGCAGGAAGTGATCGACGCGATCCGCGCAAATGTGCAGTGCGTATCGGCATTGATGGAATAGATGGCGCAGGCAAGTCGACACTGGCCCGAGAGATCTCAGGAGCATTGGGGCTTCCTTGTATAAGCCTAGACTCCTTCCTTGAGAAAAAAATGGACGGCTATGTTGAGCACATTGACTATCCAAAGCTTAAAGCTACCTTGAAGAAGCTTGAAGGCTACGTGGTGGAAGGTGTTTGCCTGCACCAGGTGTTAGGGCGAATTCAGCTAGCACCTTCAGCAAGCATCTATGTCAAACGAATGCAACATGGAATCTGGTCAGATGAGGATGAGCTAGATATCAACAAACCAGTCGATGCCGTTCTGGCTGAGGCAAGACAAGTCGCCAGCCTGTTTTCGTCCAGTCCTGTTACTAACCTCGGATTGGCAGAAGAAGTCATTCGTTATCACGCTGAATTTCGTCCGCATCATCATGCTGACGTTACCTATGCTGTGCCAGCGCATAGGTAATTTACTGCTGGGATTCCGTCCGAACAGAATTACACCGCGATTCTATAGGGGTAAGGCAAAGTACTCAGGGCCAATGAAACCGGGCACTTCCTTACTTTGTAATACCCGGTTTTAACCTGCTTTACACGGTCAGTGGTACAAAAATTGGTACGAGCTTCATTCTCTCCCTAGGCGTCCTGCCTACCGTTCGTCAGTTCGTAATATCACCCAACACGCCACTGATGCAGCAGTACTATCAGGTGTGGGCTACAGGCCAAGTGGTTCAAGGGCATGCATTGGAAATTGTCTATAACCCTAGCTCGACATAAGCTTGTTTCAGACCAATGAAACAAAGGAAGGCCGAGGTGTTTTAGACAGCTTTTTACCAACCCCCGGCGTTCTGCCGAACGAACACAATCCACTTTTCGCAGTAGTCAACCACCAGAGCATCGCTGGTAGTGTCGTCGCCACGTTCGCTCAACATTAATGGATGTAGGCGAAAATAGAAGCTTCGGAGGGCCAACCTTCGGGGGCTTTGCTTCCCTGCGCTGAAATAGAATTTCATCCCGATTCAAAAAAAACTCAACTTCGTTGCTCAGAATTGAGTTTCGTGCTGTACAGACCAGTTTCATTAAAGGATTATCTTCGCCAACGCAGGGCGCCCATAACAAGGAGTCATGGCAATGAAGAAAGAAGTACTGATAGCTGGAAAGCAATTTCAGATTGAAGGGGATGATGCATATGTTCGAGCACTTGGGGAAGTGTTCGAGGCAGAACTGATGTCCATCATGGCCGCAATGTGCGATCCGGGGTCTCAGGTTCTGGATGTTGGGGGCAACGTCGGCATGACGGCTCTCGGCTTCTCCCACGCCTGCGACGGCGGAAAGGTTGTGGCGATCGAGCCGGTACCCCGCACCTTTTCGATTCTGCAGCAAAACACCAAACAGGCTGAAAACGTGGTTGCGCTGAACTTCGCCCTCGGCAAAACGCCAGGCACTGTAACCATGCAAGGCCACAATGACAACCTGTCGGGCTCGTTCGTAGCCGACGCCTTCCATATAGACGAAAGAAACCACTTCTCTGTCGACGTCGACGTCAAAACACTGGATCAGTGTTTCGCCGAGCTTGGCCTGAGTCGCATCGACTTCATCAAGATCGATGTTGAGGGGTTTGAACTGGAGGTATTGGAAGGCGCGATGGAAGTGATTCAGCGATTCAAGCCGCGCGTTGTGCTTGAGATGAACCACTGGTGTCTTAACATGTTCCGCCGCATTTCGATACCGGAGTTTAGGGAGCGCCTAATGGCGATATTCCCGCATGTCTACGCGCTCGACGGCGAACAGTACCTCGACTTCACCGATGAAACCAAGTTTATCAGTATAAGCCATGCACACCTGATAGAAATGCGGTTTGCGAACATTGTTGCCGGGTTTGACGATGAAGACCTGAAGCGGCGAATGGATAAAGCTATCAGCTCTTTCGTGAAACCAGAAGCTGCGCCGGTGATATCTGTTACAGATGAAAGAGACCTCTTGATCTCCGAACTGAATGAAAAAATCATTCAGTTCAAAGGTGAAGTACTTGATCTACATGGACGCCTAGCCGCTGTAGTAGGGGAACACGCCGCGGAAAAGCGTTTGAATCAGGATCTCCTTGACTCAACCAGCTGGAAGATTACAGCGCCGATTCGAGCAATCAAAAAGCTCGTTAGTTGAGACCTGCGATGATGCTCTGCGTCTAGAGGCATCGGGTCCCTGGCGTACTAATGGCAATCCCTTGAAAAAGATGTGGTGCCCGAGCGTCAGCGTCTGCTTCGCCTTTGCAGCCCGTGTCGGCGCATTCGGCATGGTACTCGCATAATAGTGCGTGGCGCCGCCGGTTGGATCGGGCACCTTGCCCTCAATAACCTGGTCAGCGGCAATCCGTGCCTGAGCCAGTTCCCGGGATGGAATCGGCTTCGCACCACTCAGGTAGGAGAAGTTTGGGTCGTTCTTGTTCCTGCAGCAGAACTGGTAGGGCTTCTGGCACACGCCGGCATAGCCCTCACCCCACCGCGATTTGGCCTTGCCGTCGCTAACCCGGTTGCGGATAGTCCAGGCCACAGTGATTTGGCCGGACAGCGATTCGCCGCGGCCCTCACCCCAAAGCGGTCGGGCGAGGATGTCGTGATCTTTGTCGTTTGTAATCATGACTTTCCTCTAAGCAAAAAAATCCCCCTCGATGGCGGATTACGGTGTTCGTAGCGTTTTTTTTTATGCATAGCCCCTGTCCCGCTGGCGGAGTACAAATTCAACCATTGTCCAAAAAACAGATAACCCACATCACATTCACAGTTACAATCCCGCGAAAATCACTACAGATAAGGATTTCCCTGGTTATGAATTGCCGCACATGTATCAAAGATCTTCAGGCGATCAGCTTGACTGATGGTGCGCCGCGCGCCCATGGCTCTCTCTCTCTACCTCAGCAGGTTTAAAATATGAAACACAACCAAGGGCTCAAGGCGAGCCACTTTCTGCTAGGGGCGTGCATCCTTACTTTTCTGACCTTCTGGTTTGCTCGCTATATACAAACAGCGGGCTTTGATCTTGTTCAGCATCTTCTGTTGGTAGATGAGCTGTCGAAACATGCCGGAATACAGCCTGGTGCTTTTGAGCGGATCGGGGCTATGGCGCTATATCCGCCAGCAGCTCACTGGATGGCAACCATCATTGGCTGGGTCGGCGGCTCTGGGCTTGTCGGAATTTCTATCGTATCGATTTTTTCGGTTTACTTCTGCTATGTACTGATCATCTGCCTTGTGGGGGCCGGGTCACTTGCGCGTGTATTGGTACTGACTATCGCGTTCGCAACCCTTATGTTCACGCACTCTCTAATAGGATGGGAGGTGTCAGAAAACTACTTTTACCCTCAGCTCGTTGCAGATGTGGTGTATTTCGGTGCGCTGTTGTGGGCCGTAAACAATCAAGAAAGCTGGAAACAGACGGCCGTTTTTTTGCTCACCGGCTTAGCTACTATGTGGATTCAACCGCTTATTGCGGTACATATTCTCGCCCTGGCTGCGCCTTGGCAGCATTCCAACTATGGAACCTCTGGAGCGAAAGCAAAATTGTTCGCGGGCAGAATTCTGCAAGCTTCGTAGCCATGGTCGTCGGCGCCGTCGTGATTGTCTATACCAATCCTGCGTTCAAGGTGATGCGTCAGATTGCAGGAAATGACGGTTACCTTGTCTTTGGCTACAGCGCCACCTTGCTAGTTGCACTTATCTGCGGGGCAATCGGCGCCTGGAACTTACGCCGGTACTGGATCGGTAAGGGCGAATATGCTGATGCGATTCTAGGCTCTGCTGTTCTCGCAGCGGTTGGTCTTGTCGTCCTTCAATTTGCCTTGTTGAAGCTGCATGGCGATGGATCTGACTACGCAATCAAGAAGCACATGTTCATCGTATTAACTTTGGGCATGATGAACGCGGCTCGCCTAATAACGTCACACTACTGGGGAAATAAGGAGAGCCTAAACGCTGGCTTGATCACGCCTGTATTGGCTGGTATTGCGTCCGTATTTGCACTTCAGGGATTCACCACACCAGTAGCTCCAATCGTTAACGCATTGGCATATGCGAACAATGCTGCTCAATATCAGCTGGCCGACTTCAAGCCTGGTAACACGATATCAGATGACGGAACGCTTCCATTGATGGGGAATGTGATGGTGACGCTAACGGCGTTCCAACACCCATTTGATGCGCGTGCAATTTCGTGGTTGCGAGGAACACCAATCAAAGATGGTGCTGAGTATGTGATGATGCGGCGCACTCCCTACATCGACAAAGTATGCGATTCAAAGCTATCTGACACTGGTGGCTACGTAGTTGTACGTCCGTCGTGCTTGAACAAGTATCTTCCCGGAGAACAATTGAGCTTCGTTCCTGGGGGAAGTGCTTGGCAATATGCAACAGATGGGTGGGGTGGTGCAGAAGCATGGGGCGCATGGACGCTTGGAAATGTGGACGGCTCTCTTCTGGCGAACCTGCCTACCAGTTCCTACAAGCTAGATGTTGATGCCATGGCCTATCTGACCGAACAACACCCAAACCAGACTATAATCGCGGAAGCGAACGGCACGGAAATTGCGAAGTGGACATTTGACTTGGCTTCGTCAAGCGGCATGCGCTCCGCAGAAATCCCGAAAAGTTTAATCAAGGATGGCACCTTGAAAATTGTGTTCAAGGCGCCAGGCTCCGTCTCGCCAAAACAACTTGGCCAGTCTGAGGATACTCGCGTTCTCGGGCTTGGAGTGAAAACGCTTACCCTGCGCGCAACACCGTAAAAACGAAGTTAGACAGGGCAACACCTGCTATCAAGCAAGGTGTTGCCCAGCAGCTCAGCATCAGAGATTACCTGTTACATTTTTAGCCCCAGTGAAAGAATCGGTCAGAGTCCCATCAACGATATTATTCGTGAATATCAACTTGCCGGTGCTGCCAATGAGGCTCACGTTACCGGTGATGCGAAGACCGTTTGTAATAGTCTTGCCGCTGTTTATAGTAAGGTTCCCCGCAAGGGACCCGCCAGCAATACTTGCCGATGTGAATCGATCAAGACCGACAGTTGCTGCGATTGTGATCCGTTAATTTGAAGATCCTCAACAACCCCGACCACGTTGCCGGCAATTAATTGTACGGCCGCCGATGTGATAGTGCATGCAGTGATATTGATCCGGTGAAGTCTGGAGGTCGACGCATCTATTAACAAAAAATACGAAGCCCAGTTCTCGGCATGACAGTCAACGAAATTGAATATGCCGTTTGGATTGTTGTAGTTAATTACACTCAGAACCACTCCAGCAACCGCGCCAGATTGATTGAATTGGCACCCAAGAAAATCGACAGTATCGACCTGTATCCGACCTGCACCATCGATCTGTACATACCCCTGGCTAGTGCGGTCCCCGCCGCCGTTTCTACCAAAGCGACAATTTGGAAAGCGGGGCTCAACACATTGAGAAATCTTAACGTGAAAGCCGTTACAGTCCCATGTGTTGAAACGCAAGAAATAAGGGCTCAGCTGACCATTTACGTGCAGAGGAATACCATGATGGAAAGACGAGCAGTCCACAAAAACCTGCTGGTCTATGTTGGCGGTGATCAATCCTCGCTCGCTCACCAATGTAGCGCCAGCCTGTCGAGTGACAACCATGTTCTCGATTTTGATGCTGTGTATAAATGCCCCCGCCCTGGTTTCAACAACGCCATCCATTCCGAGAGCACCTACAATTTCACACTTGACGGTGTCGATGCTTGAGTTACGAGACTGAAACAGTACGTTACAGCCTCCATAAACCAAGAGTTTGGTTGTCACGAAGTACAGACCCAGCGGGTAGTAAATGGTGACCCCTATTGGAATGTTATCGTGCGCTCTTTGAAGGGCAACGCTGTCATCTGTCCCGGTATTGGAAGCCTTTGTAAAGTCGCCGCGAGCGCCGAATTGTTTTACGCTGATTTTATCGGTGTAGATCAGTTTCCATCGTGAACCACCAGCACCAACAATAATTGTCCCGCCGTTATCGGCAGAAGTTGTGTCTGTTGGGTCGTAAGCATACCCCAAGCCTTCCCCGCTGCACTCTGTCGTTCCCCGACAAATTGGCCCACGAATTGGCCCAGCCATCTACGGCGTCCTGCCGAACGAAAATCCATCGTAAGGTCACGCCCAGTAATGCAGCAGTACTAACTGGAATGGCTCACAGGCCGTGCATTACAAGGGCGCGCATTGTCGACTGTCTAAAACTCTAGCCTGACATATGCGCCTTTCGGACCAATAAGACCGAGCAAGGTCGAGGTAGTTTTAGACAGCGTTCCACCCCTCTCCCCCGGCTTCCTGCAGAACGAACACCATCACCCTAATCAATCACTCGTCGCTTCACCCTCGCGGAAACAGCACGCATCGATTACTGTATATGCAAACAGTATCCGCAAGGCGCGACCATGGACCCTTACCAAATCGAAGACACCAGCGATTGGCTTGGCTGCCCAACTCCACTCGAAACCTGCCGGCATCAGCTCCGAATGCTTGAGAACGAAGTCGAGGAATTGACCCTTCAATTGTGCCAGGCTCGGCAAAACATCTTCAAGCTGGTGGAGATGCACGCTGATGTCTCTGCGGAGCGAGACGCCCTGCGAAGCGAATTGACCAAAGCTGGAGCTGAATTGTCCGATTCAAAGCGGGCTGTCGTCGAGATCAAGACTAAAACCAATTGGGAACTGATGGCGAAGAATAAAGCGATCAGCGAGCTGACGTGGAAACTCAATGAGGCCACGGGCAAATATCTGCGTACCGGCTTGCCTGTCTACGAATCGAAGTAGTGATCACCAGCGCGTCACTGGTATCCTCGCCTCCCCTTTCATCGACCCCTCTACCAGGGCGCATTAACAATGACCCAGAACGCCGTTACGCAGGCAAGACATGATGTCATCCCAAGCCAAATGCTCGGCCTAATCTGCTTTGTCGCGTGCGTGGTGCTTGCCGCCATTTCATTGAGCGTACTGGCTACCTACTTCCAAATAGGAAGTAATCCCCAGGTACCCGTGCTTGCGGCCGAACGCATCAAGACACCTTCTCAGCTGAGCCCTGAACCAGTTGAGAGAGCAGTGTTCATTTTGCTTGCCGCCCTCGCTCCGATAGGCTTAGTGGCCGCATCAAAGTTTCTCCGGGCTTTCAATCCGAGCCCTTTGGTTCGCGGGTTTATGGTTGTATCGCTGTGCGCGATGTTGGTTGCCCCGTTCATCGCATCAGATTTCGTCAGCGTGCTGTTCTTCCCAACAAGCCTGTCGGGTGCGAGCAAGATGACTATGCTGGCATTGTCATTGTTGCTCTCGGCATTGGTGCTGATACAAAGTTGGACGGGCAGTAAAGCACGCTATTCGTCCTTGGCAATGACCGTCGGAGCAGCATGCGCAACGGTGTTCATTTTCCAGATAGCACCCTATAGGCTCGCTTCCGATCACACAGTTACACTCTCGCCCCCTTGGTCGATTAGTTATGACGCTGCTACCTATGCCCTAACCCAGGTTGTCGCCGGAAAGACACTACTCAGTGACCTGCCATCGCAATATGGGCTATTCCCGGAACTAATAGCGCCGATCTTCAAGCTCGTCGGGATCAGTGTTTTCTCTGTAAGCACTTTTTTTTTCGTCCTACAGGTCATCGGCCTTTCGTGCATCGCAGTGATTCTGCACCTACACGTGCGCAACAGCCTTCTAAGGGCTATGACGTTCCTATGCCTGCTGATATCCACAGGATTGTTTCTCTACCTGAACGGTATCGCGCAGGAAATCTATCTGCAGTATTACCCAATTCGTTTCATTTGCCCTGCCGTGACGCTACTTTTGTTCGCCCGCTATTGCTTGTCTCCATCGCGCGTGCGACTGGCTGTGCTGGGGGTCGCTTCTGGCATCGCAATATTCTGGAATTTTGATTCTGGGATTCCAGTACTGGTTTCTATTGGTGCAACCCTGCTGGTCAAGCCCTTTTTCACTCAGTATCTGAAATGGAAATGTGTTCTGCCGGCGCTCGGGTTTTCCTTTTTTGCTTCACTGACCTTCAGCGCCCTGATGATTGCCTTGAGGGTTAAGGCCGGAAACTCGCTCGGGATCCAAGAGGCCATCGCCTCCCAGAAACTGTTCTACGGGTCGGGCTTTATGATGTTGCCAATGCCGCTCCCATTCCATCCCTGGCAAATCATCCTGATCGCGTATGCTGCAGCAGCAGTTGCAGCGTTGTCGGCATGGCGTCGACGCATCGACAGCCCTGTTTACGACGTGCTCTTCTGTACTGCTCTGCTGGGGCTTGGGCTATTTACTTACTATCAAGGCCGCTCCCACATTTTCAGCTTAATGCTCGTCCTGTGGCCCGCGTTGATAGTCGGGGCAATTTTAACGGACCTCGTCCTACGCTCGCTACGCAAACGCTCAACTTCCCCCATATCGATCCTACTGGCACTGCCATTTCTTATTTTCGCCAGTTTGGGCGCCGTGACACTGGCCTTTTCTAGTCGTGACTTGGTCGCGACCGGCATCAACAATCTCGCAAATTTTCAGAAGCCCAGAGATCCCGTCGTGGCCAATGAGCTCGCATTCCTTCGCGCAACCTACAAGGGTCGAGACTGTTTAATCTTGGCCCAGCGGCAGGCCATTTATCACGCAGAGCTGCAAACTGCCTCACCACTGCCCGGCCCAGGTATGATCGAAACCCTTCTGCAGAGCGACCTTGACGCCCTCTTGGCAGGGGCGCTCAGCAAACCGGTGAAATGCATATACCTGGGTGTCGGCCTCTCTTCGCAGACCTTGGCACTGCTCGATGATGCGAAGCTCATCTCGAAATATCCGGTCAGTGCCCAGAACGATCTTGGAACTCTCCTGCTGCTTGAGCCAGATCCTGTCAGTACGGCGGCCCATTGATCACAGTCTAGAGCGCATTGATCCTCAGTTTCCGCCCGACAGGTCATCGTAAGATCGCTCGCAGGTCATTCCCCTGGCTCTGGCGTGGTCAGCAACTGAAGCCAGGTCGCCCGCTCGCTGGTCAGCGCGATTGAGCACGTCGGCAAGCACCATTGCGGCGCGGGTAATGGAAGCGCGCGTCGACGGAATCAAGCTCGCGCTGTCGGGTGAACGAAAGTGATCGGTCAACCAATGCCCAACCCGCGGGATGAAATCATCCAGAACCTGAACCAGAAGCTGGATCATTTCTTCGGCGCCGGCAAAACGGTGCAGGAGATCGCCAGCGGCGTCAGCGCTGAAGTGCCGATGTTCACCACCACTCACAGCAAAAGCTACGCGCTGAGCGGGACAAGATCGCGCCGAGGCTGAAGGAACTGGCCGAGGCCGGCACACCAGTCGCCAAGGCTGCCAAAGAGTGCGGGATGGAAGCCAAGCGCGCCCGACTCATCGCCCGCGAGAACGGCTTCAAGTTCACATCGTGAGGCGCCTCGACAACCAGGCGCGCAAGCGCCGACGACAGACATGGCTGGATCTACCAGCCCACGGAATTGAAGAGGCAGGCCATGGCCGAGGAACAGCAGGAGCCGACGGCGGAAGCCATCAAGCAGCGAAAGAAGCGCGAGAAGGAAGCCGCAAAGAATGCTGTGCTGGGCATCGAGATTTTCACAGTTGAGGTGGCCGGGGTGTTGAAGCCTGACCTCAAGCGGGTCATGGCAGCCCACGGCATCAACAATCAGCAGGAGGTTTACCAACTGCTGTTGATGAACCTGATCGCTGCAGACTTCGAAACTGCGGCTCTGATGCTCAAATGTGTCACGACACCTTTTTTTGTCAGTGAAAAGGTGTCACGACTCATCGAGGAGGCCGGCATGAAATCGCTCACTGTCGATCCGCCAGAGCCTGACGACGAAATAGTTGCGTCCAGATAGGCTGAGTGTTACTCCATTCGTTTTGCTCTGTTCCATTCTGACTTGAGGATCACTTGTGATATTCGAATTATTGACTCACAAGTTTTTCCAGAGTCTCCAGAAACAACTTCAGCCTTAATCAGTGCCTCGTTGACAAGAACGATAAGCTCTTGAAAGTTTTTTTCATTCGGATTAGAAAGCATTTCAATTTTCGATTTGAGCGAAACTGCAAACTGCTTAATTCGCCGCTTCTCTAACTCCCATGAAGCTACAAGCTCGGCAGCCTTAGACGCGTCTTCCTTTGTGACCTTATCGATAAATGTTTGATAGACCGATTTGTTATCAACCTGGTATTGGAGAACGCCGAGCGCGACAATGTAATCAGAGCATGCCCCCCCGTAAATCGTTGATCCAAGCCTGCCTACTCTCCTTAATAGCAATCGAGCGCGCGACATGCACCTGAGATTCTAAAGTCTTATTAAGTGCCTTTTCCTGAGAAGAAGTAGTTTCGTTAAAAATGACCCTCTGATCAATTGCGTTTTTATTCGAGCTTCTAATGGTTAACCAAGTACCGATCGCAAAAATCACAACAGTAACTACGAAACTTAGAAAAGTTGCCAGGTCAAAATCGGACTCGACGACAATCTTAGGTAGTTGCTCAAGATAAACAACGGACGTTTCGTATTTCACAGAGCTTTCCTTTGGTCATTTAAAGTCAGAACGCCATCATACGGATGAGGTATTCCTATGCCCACAGCAATCGATTTGTTCGCAGGTCTCGGCGGATGGTCAACCGGTGCCCGCAACGCCGGCATCGACGTTATCTGGGCCGCCAACCACTGGCCTGTAGCCGTCGAGTGGCACAGCGCCAACCACGCGGAAGCGATCCATATCTGCCAGGACCTGCACCAGGCTGATTGGTCGAAAGTGCCGGCCCACGACATCATGCTGGCTTCGCCGTGCTGCCAAGGCCATTCGAAGGCCCGCGGCAGGAAGTCAGGCAATGCACAGCACGATGCGTCCCGCTCGACAGCATGGGCCGTGGTTTCTGCTGCTGAGTACCAAAAGCCGGAAGTAGTGCTGGTCGAGAACGTCGAAGAATTCACGGCCTGGGCTTTGTACCCCGCGTGGTCGCAAGCAATGGCCGCGCTCGGCTACATGATCGCGCCCCATGTGGTCGATTGCGCCGATCTCGGCGTGCCGCAGCATCGCGTTCGCCTGTTTCTGGTCTGCACGCGGAGTAAAGCACCGTTGAACCTTCAGCTTCACCAGCGTCAACACGTTCCCGCCTCATCGTTCATCGACTTTGACGCGGGCAAGTGGACCGCCGTTGTGAAGCCTGGCCGCGCAGAATCGACGTAGCTGCGGGTGAAGAATGGCCGAGATCGCTTCGGCGAGCGCTTCATCATGCCCTACTACGGATCCGGCTCCGGCTTAACCGGTCGCAGCCTGGATAGGCCGATCGGCACCATCACCACATTGGACCGGTGGGCTTTGGTTCGCGGTGATGAGATGCGAATGCTCTCGGCAAACGAAGCACTGGCTGCCATGTCGTTCCCTTCCAATACTAAGCGTCCGGACAACCACCGCCTGACCATGCACATGGCCGGCAATGCGGTACCGCCGCTCGCGGGGAAGCGAATCATCCAATCCCTACTGACTGCCGCCTAGGCAGACTTAGTTGACTTTGACACCTTGATTTTTATTCTTCCACCATTCCCAATAGTTACAACCACCTCAAAACTCTGTTTAGATTCCGTTCCGGCGCCATTAATGTAACTAATGGAAATCTCGACAGCCTCATTTTTTCTCAAGCGGTTATAGGGAATCATAAAAGAATCCTCAAGAGAGATGAAACTGTCCGTGCGGAAAACTTCGCTAAAGCTTCCGTCAGAATTAACAATGTTCGCCTTCAGAAATTCACACTTTGGTCCCTGATTCGACAAAATAAAACGAGCATTAGATTGATCAGCGACATATACCGTATCCTTAAAATAAAATCCAATGTCGGGTTCAGCACTTCTTTCAAGCTGCATTGAATGCTGAGATACGGACGCAAGTTTCGCCTCTAGTTGGCGCTTAGATACTTCAACCAATGCTGACTGCTGCTCAACCGAATATTTGAGCTCATCAGCCTGCATTAAAAGTGCCTTAGTTCCCTGCCGCAACTCAATACCTTGTTGGAAAAAACCTAGCACTAGCCAGAGAATAGCAAGCGGACCAAAGGCCCCCGCCAGAAAGTCACCCACCTCATTTAGTGGCATCGCCTGTAACGTCTCGATGCGATCACCGATCAGCCACCAAGAAAAAAATGCGTATCCGATAGTAAGAACGATCCCAATTATTGCTAATGCCTTGCCCTTAACCCAATCCCTTTTAATAGCTCCTGAGCTTACTTGAACAGGCGTCAAGGTGTCCCATGCCCACAGAAAACAAAATCCCAGTCATATATGTGGCCGGGCCGTATCGGGCCGCAACCCGCGAGCTGATTGCCGAGAACATCGCTGTGGCCAGGTCGGTTGCAGTCAGCACCGCCCGCCTCGGCTGGTTCCCGATCTGCCCGCATACGAACACGGCGCACTTCAACGACGACTTGCCGGATCAGGATCAGTTCTTCCTCGATGGCACCATGGCGCTGATGGAGCGGTGCGACGCGCTGGTGCTGATCAATGGCTGGCGGTATAGCGCAGGCACCCTGGGCGAGGTCCACCGTGCGCGCGAGCTTGGCATGCCGATCTTCGCCTGCTTGGAAGATCTGCCGAGCGCGACCGAATTTAACGGGGCCAAGGTCCCTTGGCGCACCTACACGGGTACTGACAATTGAGGGGGTTCAAAGTGAGCGAGTCAAAAATAATTTATCTAGGTCCGGCCTGCGAGGCTGGTACCGGTGACGGCAGGACCTGGGCAGAGGACAACCCTTGGCCTGACTGCGAATGCGGCCACCAACCGGTGCAGTACGTGCTCAGCGAGACCTTCGAACGCATAAAGACCGAGCGTGACGCCCTGCAGCTGCGCCTGAACGCAGCGGATCAGCGGATTGATGAGCTGGAGCGTGACAAGGCTCGGCTGGATGCACTCGAAGCGAATTGCTGGGATATCCGTTATGACAGCAGCCCAAACGGTGATGCTGGTGACAGCAGCATCAGCATCGAGGTTGTCGGCCATTGGATGGAGAAACCGACCGAGCGCGTCGTAGGCGAGAATTACAACGAGAATCTGCGAGCGGCAATTGACCAGGCCATGACGGCTCCGGCCTATCCCCCGGCGCGCCCGGAATATCCAGAGATCGACGCACTGCTCGACGCTGCCGTCGCGCAATAACCCTCAACCCCGTCCCCCTTCAAAGTCAGCCGCTATATCGGCAATGGAACTGCAGTGACGAACTACTAGTTACTACTTGATTTATTATCTTCAGGTCGAAATTTTAGCTCTCCATTAAACTGCCTTTGAAGAAGCGACTTATTAATCTTCTGATCTTCGATTAACTCGTGAGGAGATGCTTGAGCGTTAAAAGCAAGACGCTCGTTTGAAACATGAAACTCCAACATAAACTCAGAAATATCGCTTACCAACTCAATCCTAGCCTTATTCCGCAACCCCCGCTCTTCGAGATCAAAAAATGATCTATAACCCCGAACTATTTTTTCCATCGTCATTGCCTGTCCATAATCTAAATATGGCTCAAGCATTCCTGCAGCGGAGTCAAGACCGACCCAAGCAGCCTCATAATCTTTTAAAGTAGCGCCTTCGATTAACGCAACTCTGTTCATTACGCGCAATGCAGAAAAAAACGGTACCGACTTTTCCCTGTTAGTTTGTGCAAGCGCTAAAGAATTCTGTGACCTTGCTGTTTCTCTAACTGCGGTGACTGCGAAATATCCTGATATTCCAGCACCTACCAACCCCCCAACAACCGCCGCTAAGCCAGCTATTATTGAAACACGCACCCCTTCTGAGACCGCCATTCCTTCAAACCTCAATAAATTCCTGAACATATCTTACAAGTTAAGAAGCATTTGGCCTCTCGTTTTTTATCAACCTATCAAGCCTGCCGGCGAACGGCGGGCGAGGAATTCGTATGGCTTTCTATATTCAGCAGCCGTCAAGTGCCCTAAATGCGACTACACCGGGCACGCCCTGCGTGAGACCGCAAAAGGCGGTTACTGCCCAAAATGTTTCGATGAATTCATCCAGCTGCATGTACCGAGATTGGTGCCTGACCCCGATGGCAAGCAATTCGACCCCAACAGTCAATTCGTCACCCTTTAACCGTACTCACCTTCTGCCGCCACGCGGCGCGGAGCATCATCATGGCAAAAGTTCTGGCCCAAATTACGGTCAAGCTGCCGCGCCTCATGGAGGCAGGCGAATACAGAAAGCTGCGGTACGTCGGCGGAAAGCCGAGCCTGCAACAGTTGAAAAAATGGATTGAGGAAGGCGAAGTGATCGGAGAGGTAAAGGGCGGGATGTATTTCGTGGATGTGCAGGCCGCGATTATGGGGTCGAGTGATCCGCTGCTGGCCAAAATGCTGGAGATCGGGTGATGGCTGCTCGACCGCGCACGCTTCAAAACAAGAAGCTGCCGCCGAACCTTTACCCGAACGGTAAGTATTGGCGGTACCGAAACCCCGTCACCGGCGTGATGACCAGCATCAACCGGCCGCTGGAGGAAGCGATCAAACTGGCCAGGGCGGCAAATCTGAAGTTCGCGGAGCTCGTAGTGGACGACGGCTCGCTGCTGGCTGTCCTGACTGGGGATCGATTGCCGATCATCAGCAACTTGCTGCAGCGCTTCACGGACGAGTGGCTGCCAGACAAGGGTTACGCCGCCCGCACCTTGGAGGAAATCAAATTCAAGCTCGAGCGGTACCGGCAGGACCTGGGCGATCGGTTAATTGGACAACTGGACGTTCTGGCCATAGCCGAATACTTGGACCAGTTCAGCAATAACGCCTACACGAAGCACCGCGGACTTTGGGTACAGATCTTTGCCTTCGCCGTGGCCAAAGGGCTGGCCGAGCGCAACAACGCGGAACTGACCCTGGTGAAGAAGGAAGCAGAGAAGAAGCGCCAGCGGCACACGCTCGAAGGTTTGAAGTCGATTATTGATGCCGCAACCACGCCGCCTTGGCTTAAGCGCGCGATCCGACTGGCGCTGGCCAGCCTCCAGCGGCGCGAGGATATCGTCACCTGGTTGAAGTTGGCGGCGGACATGGAAAAGAACACGCTGACAGTATCGCCCGGTAAAACTCAGGGCTACGACAACCCTGTCCATCTGAAGATCACCATGGGGGTAGCGCTGCGTGAGGTCGTCGGTGAGTGCCTGCGGTCGCCGTTGGCTTCACCGTATCTGATCCACTACAAACCGAAGTCACGCCGGCGGGAACAGATCGATGCCAAGGCTCACTGGACGTCGGTCACTCCAGACTACCTGACCAAGGAGTTCAGCAAGGCCAGGGATGCAGCGCACGCCTACGACCATGTTCCGGCCGGAGAGCGCCCCACTTTTCACGAGATCCGCGCTTTAGGGGCATGGCTGTACGAGCAGCAAAATTTCCCGCAGGAATACATTCAGGCGCTAATGGGCCATGCGGACGAGAAAATGACGAAGCACTATCAGGAGGGGCACGACGAAAAGAAGATCGAGTACCTGGAGGTGGGCGCCGAATTGGTGTTCTGAGGTGGGAGTTTTGCAAAAGTTTTGCAAAAGTTTTGCAAATCGCAGAAAGCAAAAAGGGGTTACCGTTTCCGGTAACCCCTCTAGACCGCCCAGCAGAGCGGATTTTGTTTGGTAGGCGCGATTGGACTCGAACCAACGACCCCCACCATGTCAAGGTGGTGCTCTAACCAACTGAGCTACGTGCCTGC